AGGGTGTAGTCGGGGGAGGTTGTGCCTACCCCCACAAAGCCAGTTTGGGTGTCCACGTGGAGGTTCGCTGTTCCAACAGTGAGATTTGAGGTCACATAGGCATTCCCCACAACGTGTAAATTACTGGTCGGGGAGGCTGAGCCAACCCCAACTCGACCAGTGGAGGCGTCCACAAACAGCTTTGAAGTTCCAACGGCGAGGTCGTCCGAAAAGGTCCCAGTCGTCGCCGTGAGGGCGCCTGTATTGACGGTGCCATTGACGTCTAGGGTGTAGGAGGGGTTGGTTCTGCCTATGCCGACGTTGCCGTCACCTCTCAGTGTCATAACATTACGAAAATTACCAGGAAAACCTGGCTTTCTCGTATGGTCCCATAAATCGAATCTAATTTCGTTATAATCTGGATAGTATCCTTCGGTTTCGAATGAATATGTATCTGAAAACCCAAAAAGAATTTCATGCGTTTTTTCGGGTGTAAATGGGGTACCATCATACAGACCTCTATCACCTATACGAGATATGCTGTTTTCTAAACCGGAGTAGTATGCATCTCGATTTTCTGCAGACTGCCGAGTGATACCATTATCATACTTAAACGTTAAATCTTTACCCTGTCCGTATATTTCAAGAGATGTCGTCGGACCCGTCGTCCCCACCCCCACGTGTCCAGTTAGGGCATCCACGAACAACTTCGACGCTCCAACGGTGAGGTTTGAGCTCACGTAGGCATTCCCCACAACGTGTAGATTGCTATTGGGTGAGGCTGAGCCAATCCCAACTCGACCTGCGACTGTATTCACAAAGAGGTCTGAATCACCAATGGTGAGATTTGAGCTCACATAGGCATTCCCCACAACGTGTAAATTGCTATTAGGCGAGGCTGAACCAACCCCAACGTGTCCAGTGAGGGCATTCACGAACAGCTTCGAAGTCCCAACCGTGAGGTCTGAGCTCACATAGGCATTCCCCGCAACGTGAAGTTTACTATTGGGTGTTGTAATTCCAACCCCAACTCTGTTACTTGATGTGTCCACGCGGAAGTCTGTAGTCCCAACCGTGAGGTTTGAGGTCACGTAGGCATTCCCAGCAACGTGTAATTTGTATGTGGGTTCAGTCGTCCCCACACCAATGCGCCCCCCGGCGCCAAGCCACATCCCACCCAAGTTTGTTGGGACGCCCCCCTCGTGTATCCAAAGACGACCAAACTGGAAGTAATCAGCGACACCCACACTACCCCCAGGTACGTTAAATTGTACTTTACACTGCGTTGACGTCGCAGATATATAGGGCGACAGGTCAGCTAAAGCCATCTTCCACCCCGCGGGTGTACCCGTATCTTCATTTGAATTGTCTACATACACAGTGTTCCAAGTACTCCCATTATCTGGTGAAAATTGAATCTGTAAACGCTCAGTGAAGTCATCTGTACTTTGTGTATTTACCCAGCACTTTAAGAACACCCGTGTACTTGTTTTTGTTTCTCCATCACCCGCACCAACACCATCAACAAGTGCATATTTTCTCAAATCAATCGTAGGTGATGTAAACGTTGTATTTCCAGTCCCATTACCAATGAATTGTAATGCCCTGTACCCATCGGGTGTTGTAGTATACGTTGGTGCAGGCCAGTTCGCATACGTCCAAAGTCCCAAATCACCCGTGACGGATGCATTTGGCCACGATTCCTTGGTTATAATTCGCTCTGTAATCATAGACGTTCCCTCGATGTCCCCAGTCATCAATAAATCTCCATTTGGTATTTCGACATCACCGGCGAAACTTTGAATGTTTGTCGTCACCATATGTTATTAATAGACAAAAGATTTCACCACACTTCCCGCTTGTGTGAGCGCATCAAGTTTTCCATCGGGGGCTGATGAAATGTACTCGACAAAAATATCATAATTGTAATTTACAATATCCACAGAATACGGTTTGATAATCACCTCGGTTGGTGTCGTGACGACATTGGAACTCCAAGGATATTGGTTTGTACCACCGAATAGGTTCTTTGTTCCAACGGTAATGTCTAGGGATGATACACCCCCAGTTCTTTTCCCACCCTGAACTTCTAAAACCATTGTGTTTACATCCTCATCATCGCGCACCAATTGAGCTATAACCTTTGCATAAAATACATTGGATGCGAAGGTGAGTCCAACATTAGATGTTGTTATCGCATTCGAATAACTGTATCTTTTACACGCCGTGTACTCTGTATTCGTGACGAGTCCCCCAGAGATGAATACATTTGAGGCGTGAATATTTGAAGCAACCCCCAACCCGCCTGATACAATCACAGCCCCGGACCCCGACGATGTAGATTCCGTTGTATCTGAGACACCCACGAGACCGTGCACATCGAGTGTGTACGCAGGTTCGGTCGTTCCCAAACCAACTCTTGATGTTGATGTATCCACGTATATATTCGCAGTTCCAACTTCAAAGTTTTCACTCACACTCAAGTTATTTTGTACAACGATGTTACCCAACACATTGAGGTAAAAAATGTTACTATCTGGGAGTACGTGGTCATCTGTAAATGTATTTTGTGTATAGCCAATTGAGAATCGGTCCTCATCCCCGTGATGAATGAGGGCGATATTGTGCCCTGGATGCTCTATGATTATTCCCGTATCCAAATCGTGACTCGGGTTATTATTCGCGAGACCAAGGATACGGTCTTGGATAACAACATTATTTGACGATACTACATAGGAATTCCCTGTAACATACAGATTCCCTGTAATTTCTGTATCAGCGCCGATAATGATACTTCCATTGTCCCGACGAATGGATGAATCAATGAGGTAATGACCAGAGCCAACAATGGGTATATAATCCGTCGTGAGACCGGCAACGGAAATATTTGAACCCACATTCACATTCCCAGTTGTCGTGAGACCTGTGACGTTAATTGTATTAGATACAGTGTTCCCAGTATTCACAACCTGTGCAAGAGTTTGAAGTTTTGTGAGAAGGTTTACTGGGTCAATCTTATTTAATGTATTTTTACCCGCTGTACCATCTGTGTACACATACGCAGGTGTTTCTGTGATAACATTCGCATTTGGAATAGCATTTACACGACCGACACCTGTTACAGAAATAATACCTTGTGATGGGTGTGGTTTCACCACGAGACCAACGTTTTGAATGAGATTGGGAACTCCATTATATACACCTGTAGGGGCAACATTTGAGAGACCCCCAGGTACTGTATTACTCACGTATACCGTTTCACCCTCTCCGAAACTATCGAGTGCTGCACCATCTGCGCGCCCAAATGAGACGACCAGACCCTGTCCATTGAGCGCCAAATCTTGATACAAAATACCAATCGCAGGCATTTTTTGGGGGTCACGTGCATCCGCTCTATCAACGACAAATGTGTCGTTACCAACCGTGTCTGTCGCGTACACAACTTCACCTTTATTTAACGCCACATTCGCCTTTGCGTACAAAAATAAGTGATTCTGTTTTTGATTAACCCATTGTGTACCATCATATACAAGCATATCTTCATTGAGGGGTGTGGTTAACGTCACATTGTTCAATTGTCCAATATTGACGCCAACATTTGATGTGAGGTCGGTCGTAAAAGCGGTCGTCGGATTTGTAAATTGAATTGTATTGGACGTCGCGTTTCCGTGGTCACTCACAACTTGGAGTGTAACATTTGCGAGATGTCCACCATCACCATAGTATCTGGCGGCGTGAACATTCCCAGTGACCATAACATTTGAGGATGCGTACACATTCCCGGCGACATTCAACTCTTGAGCCACATCCACGTTGGAGAGCGCGTAGACATTCCCACTCACATTTAACTCCCGAGACACATCTACATTGGAGAGCGCGTAGACATTCCCAGATACATTCAATTCCTGTGCGACATCCACATTTGAAAGGGCGTAGATATTCCCGGTGACGTTCAACTCCTGCGCAACATCTACATTAGAGAGTGCATAGACAATCCCACTCACATTGAGGTCTTGAGCCACATCCACATTTGAAAGGGCGTACACATTCCCAGTGATGTTCAACTCCTGTGCAACATCCACATTGGAGAGTGCATAGACATTCCCAGTGACGTTGAGTTCCCGTGCGACATCCACATTTGAAAGGGCGTAGACAATCCCACTCACATTGAGGTCTTGAGCCACATCCACATTCGAGAGCGCATACACATTCCCAGTCACATTCAACTCCTGAGACACATCTACATTGGAGAGCACATACACGTTGCCGGTCACATTCAACTCCCGATACACATCGACATTGGAGAGTGCGTACACGTTGCCGGTCACATTCAACTCCTGAGACACATCCACATTGGAGAGTGCATACACATTCCCAGTCACATTCAACTCTTGTGCAACATCCACATTGGAGAGGGCATAGACAACCCCAGTCACGTTAAGGTCTTGAGTTACGTCAATATTGGAGAGTGCATAGACAATTCCAGTGACGTTGAGGTCTTGAGTGACGTCAATATTGGAGAGTGCGTACACAACCCCGGTCACGTTGAGGTCTTGAGTGACGTCAACATTTGAGAGCGCGTAGACATTTCCAGTCACATTCAACTCCTGAGACACATCCACATTAGAGAGCGCATAGACATTCCCACTCACATTCAACTCCTGAGACACGTCTACATTTGAGAGTGCATAGACAATTCCGGTCACGTTGAGGTCTTTAGAGACATCCACATTAGAGAGCGCATAGACATTCCCAGTCACATTCAACTCTTGAGCCACATCCACATTTGAGGACGCATATACATTCCCACTCACATTCAATTCCTGAGACACATCCACATTGGAAAGTGCATACACGTTGCCGGTCACGTTGAGTTCACGAGACACATCCACGTTGGAGAGCGCGTACACATTCCCAGTGACGTTCAACTCTTGAGACACGTCCACGTTGGAGAGTGCGTGAACAATCCCAGTTACATTCAATTCCTGCGCGACATCAACATTTGAGAGGGCATACACAATCCCAGACACATTCAATTCCTGTGCGACATCAACATTTGATAAAGCATACACATTCCCGGTGACGTTGAGTTCCTGCGCAACATCAACATTGGAGAGTGCATACACATTCCCGGTGACGTTGAGTTCCTGTGCAACATCCACATTGGAGAGGGCATAGACATTCCCGGTGACGTTGAGTTCCTGCGCAACATCCACATTGGAGAGTGCATAGACAACACCCGTCACATTAAGGTCTTGAGTGACGTCAACATTCGAGAGTGCATACACATTCCCAGTCACCTCAATATTTCGTCCCACAGAAATATTAGCGGTTGTAATAAAACCAGTGGTTGGATTTGTAAATTGAACAACTTGTGTGGTACTATTTCCAACATCTGTGGCTTCTTGAAGTGTAATATCCGTCAACAAGTTTGAAAGTGTACCACCGTCACCAAAAAATCGTACAGCATATATGTCTACATCTGAAAGAATATCACCCGCAACGTGAAGTGTCTTTTCAGGTGTATTTGTACCAACACCCATACTACCATCCGTAAATAACGATACACCACTATTTGTAAATTGTACAGTGTGGGATGTTGTATTTCCAAATGATGTGACTCGTTCTAAATTTATATTCGAGAGCGTACCCCCGTCGCCATAAAAGTAAGATGCGTTCACGTTCCCAGTGACGTCAACGTTTGAGGACGCGTAGATATTCCCAGTGACGTTAAGTTGTTTGGATACATTCACATTTGAGAGTGCGTGGACATTTCCAGTGACGTTGAGTTCCCGAGACACATCCACATTTGAGGACGCATAGACATTCCCAGTGACGTTGAGTTCTTTGGAGACATCCACATTGGAGAGGGCGTACACATTCCCGGTCACGTTGAGTTGTTTGGTCACATCCACGTTTGAGAGGGCATAGACAATCCCCGTCACATTCAAATCCCGAGACACATTCACATTTGAGAGCGCATAGACATTCCCAGTGACGTTAAGTTGCTTGGAGACGTCCACGTTAGAGAGGGCGTACACATTCCCGGACACGTTGAGTTGTTTGGACACATCCACATTGGAAAGCGCGTACACATTCCCAGTCACATTCAGTTGTTTGGACACATCCACATTCGAGAGGGCATACACATTCCCAGTAACGTTGAGTTCCCGAGATACATCCACATTGGAGAGCGCATAGACATTCCCAGTGACGTTGAGTTCCCGAGACACATCCACATTCGAAAGCGCATAGACAACACCAGTCACGTTAAGGTCTTTGGACACATTCACATTGGAGAGCGCGTACACATTCCCAGTCACATTCAGTTGTTTGGACACATCCACATTGGAGAGCGCATACACATTTCCGGTGACGTTGAGTTCCCGAGACACATTCACATTCGAAAGGGCATAGACATTCCCAGTGACGTTAAGTTGCTTGGAGACATCCACATTGGAGAGGGCATACACATTCCCAGTGACGTTGAGTTCACGAGACACGTCTACATTGGAGAGCGCGTACACATTTCCAGTGACGTTGAGTTCCCGAGACACGTCAACATTGGAGAGTGCATACACATTCCCGGTGACGTTCAACTCCTGCGCAACATCCACATTGGAGAGTGCGTACACATTCCCGGTAACGTTGAGTTCCTGCGCAACATCCACATTTGAGAGGGCATAGACAACACCACTCACATTCAGGTCCCGAGATACATCCACATTTGAGGACGCATACACATTCCCGGTAACGTTGAGTTCCTGCGCAACATCCACATTGGAGAGTGCGTAGATAGTACCCGTGACGTCTAAAACATCTGAGACACTCACGGTATTGGCGTACAACCTCTCATCAATCTTGGCGTCCCCGTGGACCACAAGAATATTTGACGCGGTATCATCAACATACACATTTGAACCAATATCTAAAGTATGTATAGGTGATGTATTCGCTATACCCACGTTTGAGTCTGTAAATAAAGAACCATATACGTGAACATTCAATGTGTTTGAGGAATCTGGTACAATATATCGCCCACTTGGGTCGCTTGTTGTATATGCGAGTACAAGTTCATCATCGTTCTCAATGTAACCCACAGCTACATTAGAATCTGGGCGCGCCATCACAACCCCCAAATCAAATACAAAGTCATCATCTGTATTGTTTTCACCGAGAACAATGATAGGGTCTTTAATCGATAAGTTTTCCGAGTGTACCAACGTCGTTGTTCCCCGAACGGCGAGATTACCTTCTATAAATACATCACGTTGTAAGGATACGTTACCCAATACTGTGAGTACATTTGATGCGGTATCATCAAAGTACACATTTGAACCAACATCAAGTGTGTGTATCGGAGAGGTATTCGCGATACCAACATTGGAAATCGTCGTAAACGCAGTTGTTGTATTTATAAACTCAACCACGTTGTTTGTTGTAAGTCCATAATCAGTCACATCTTGGAGTGTTTGGTTATCCGCACTTATACCAGCATCCACAATTTCCTTTGTGACTGTGTTATATACCAATGTATTGGATAGAACACTCGTGTCGTAACGAATAGGTGCTACATAAAACCCACTAATCGGTGCTTCTACAACTGAATTTGATGCATTGATTAATACCGTATTTATAGCCTGTTCGTCTGGAACATTCTTACCAACCCGTATCCTTTCAGATCTTTCGATCGTATTCAGGTTCTTCGGCATTTATATAATAGGTCATTTTATTTTAACACAATGTAGTCCATCCAGTTCTTTTGTATCCCCAGAATGTATCTGTTTCCGTATCGTATACAATAAGACCTGGTTCTGGTTTTTTTATGATATCTGTACCTACTACACGAGGAACCAATAAACCGCGTGTCGTTGAATCAACGGCTAAAGCTGCTGATGGATGTGGGGTGCTTGACCCGACCGTGAGACATCCATTTCCGTCAAGGGTCATAGAGTTTTCAAGTAGACCATTGGGTCTCTTTGTCTTGAATACAAGACCACCTGGTCGTCCAGATGTTGTTCCATTATTTGCTTTTATGTACGCATTGATTTGAGCGAGTTCATTAATCTTAATTCCATTGACTTCCCCAATTTCAGACACAATATTTGGTGCACTATAGATTGAAATTCTCGAAGTTGGGTCGGTTGTCCCAATACCTATATTACCAGATGTCGTTAATGACGTTATTACATTTGATAATTGTAAAGTTGTTACAGTATTGCTTTCATACGACATAATATCTTGGAGAGAACGGGGTAAGATGCTTTCCACGTGTGTAAGTCGTGCGTCAATTGGTGGGATTTCATTTTGAATTGTGTGTACATTTGACTCAGTAGAATGTATTGTAGAAACGAGTGCCTCAAGTGGTTCAAATCTTGGAATGTGGGTTTCGAGAATGTCCACTCGTGGAACCTGGTCCTCCAAAGTCTTCACACGTGCTGGGAGTACTTCGAGCGCGCGTACACGAGGTTCCACCTGCGCAACCTTGCGTGTGAGTGGTTTTAAGACGTCCACGTGCTGTTCTAATTGCGCAACTTTAGGTGTAAGTGGTTCAAGTGCCTCAATACGTGGTACATACGTTTCTAATCTCCCAATTTTTGGTACGTGTGCTTCAAGGTTCTTAATTCTTGGTATGTATGTTTCAAGACGCTCCGTTGCAGTTTCCAATGTATGTAAACGTGGTAAGTTTTGTTCTATACGGAGTATCCGTCCAACATTATTTTCAATGATGGGCACGTATGTATTGAGCTTTCTCACGTCACTATCCGATTGAATTATAATGGGTATGTACGCACCAATCTTCTGGGTATCTTTGGTCAATCTCACAATGTCTTGAGAATGTGTATCAATCACATCTGGAATGTATTCAAGTTTTGAAAATCTGGATTCAAACTTCTCCGTCTGTGTAACCCTAGGTTCTAGGGCATTTAGGGCGTACTCTAACGAATCACACTTGGTGATAATATGTGGAATATGGTGTACATCTGTAACTTTAGAGGTCAATGTAGTACCCAACTGTTCGAGTGTCTCAATTCTCGAGACATTTGATTTCAAATCAGATTCTTGGGCCACCCCATACAATCGTCGTCCATCTCCGATAAACTCATAGGCGACGACCGAACGCGAGGCACGCACTATACCATCTATATGGAGTTCTGAACCGACATTCACATTTCCTTGGGTGGTCACAGACGCGACTGTTAAATTATTTGACGTGATATCCCCAATTTGACCAAGTGTGAGACCTGTGAGATGACGTCCATCTCCGTGATACTGGTGCGCGTGAATATCCTCCGTGACGCGTAGATGAGGCATTACATACCCCAATTGGTCGTACGTGACGTTTGAAAGGAGACCACCATCACCAAAATAGGATTTACTGTGTAATGCACCATCAATGGTGACGTTGAGGGGAGTGTCCGAGCGAAACGTGAGGTCGCCATCATACTCGAGAGACACCGCGTTGCGACCCTTGACCATTTTGATTGAAGCACGGTCGTGGGCGTCAGAGTTGGAATCACCAACCACAAACTCGGGATTGTCTATATAGTAGGTGTTGATTGTGGTCACATTGACCACGTCCAATTGTTCAACTTCAAGGTGTTTAAAACGTGTTTTTACATTTGACGAAGACCCTAATTCAGTAATACTTTGGAGGGACAAATCATTTCCAAACACAACTTCTTTTGTCTCTGGGCTATACATAAGTACATTCGATGAGACACCGTGTCTCATTGGCGACACATAGAAACCTGGGGATTCTATGTGTGGTATCTCAGTTTTACCCGCGTTCAAAACGATTGTATGTTCAGGTTGATTTTCCGAAGTATGTCGACCAAGTCGTATCTTCTCCGTCAGATGGAAAGTATTGATGTTTTTCACCATTTATATATTAATGTATTTTAATTTGCGTACACAAGCCCAGCCATACCATTTTCTATCCTGAGAATGTTATAGTTTACGGCGTAAATTGGATTTACAATGGGTAATGATTCACTTTGTATCTTTGCAGAGTCTATACGGCTAAAATTGAGAGACCCCGAGGGTTGATGAAGACTTGATGTTAAACAGAATGCGTGAAAGAATATATCTGGAGACGTCACAAAGTTTGTATGATAGTAGTGGGACACGTCAACAAAGTGGGTCTTTGCCCATTTATATTTACAAATATCCATACCATTGATACTCAACTTAATACGGTTACCCACAGCCGTGAGTGCGCTTTGTGAAGCTGTATTAGAACTCGCAATGTACTTGACTGGATGATTAAAATTCAACTCCTGCACAAGCTCGTGTGATGGAATATTCTTTTGGACTTGGAATATGAGCATATCATTTGCGCGAGATGCGATGTTCCCCCGTTCCTCGTTATCAACATAGTAATAGTTTGAATAGGCTTCCCAGTTATAGTCTGCGGCATTTGGACCCCAACGGATTCTAAGTTCCACATCGTGATACTGAAGGGCAACCAAAGGTATCGCAGATTGTGCATTTTCACAGAAAAAGAATCGAAATGGATAGAAATAAGACCTTGAACTTAACCCTGGGTGGGGTCCATTTGAACTTTTTGAAACATTCTGTGCGAACGTATCAATCGCAATCGTTTCACAAAAGAGTGAATCTTGTTCATCTATCACCTGTCCACCAATCAAAAGTTGTACACTGTCGATATACTGCGACCAATCTTGGATGTCTACACACTCTGTACCATCATCTGGGACCAAGAAGGTGTATCCCAAAAGGTCGCCACTTCTCTCAACTCGAATCGTTGATAAAGAATTATTTTTCACAGCTCCATAGAGTGTATGTTTTTCAATGGACTGTGAAAAATTTGAATGTCTTTTAAATGACGAATTAAAAAACGATATCTCAGGGTTTCCTGTAATATGTTCATCCTGAGCGCCAATCGCCACTAACTGAACAATACCCGAAGACATAGTATACTACTTTAAAGGAAGAAAATTACAAATTAGGTTTTCTACACACAAATCTAAGAACGAGGAAATTATTGGCGTTATCATCCGATGGTTTAATTGTGGCGCCATTTTGATCACGAATCGTTACACTGAGACGGTCGACTCGCCTGATTGGGTCTATATATTGGGTGGCGATTGTGTAATTGTCTTTGAAAGTAATGAGGGCATTACCATCAGTCACGAGACTCGCGAATGAACCTCGAATCATACTCATAGATGCTTGACCCGTGAGAACATTGGATGCTCGGTCAGAAAAAATGGAATCTAATTCCTCAATCGAAACATAGCAATGTTTGGTAGATACATTAGAATTGATATGCGCCGCGAGGAGTCTGGCCTGAACAACATTGCGAAGTGGTTGTTGGAGATGGCACGTAAAAGTATTCGCACTGTCTTGACCAATGGTATCGACAGTTATGGTGTGATACTCGTAATCGAGGTCTGGGATAGTTTGGGGGGAAGTCACCAAAGCCATTTATATTACTTTAGATTAAAGATCCGCCGATTCCATCTTCAATTTCATACGATGCGTGGTCGGCGACGAGTTCTTGAGCACCACAGAGGCCACCTGGAGTCAAGCTCTTGGTATACGCGCTACCCTCACTGGTGTGTCCAGGGGCACATTCCAACTTGTTCTCGAGATCAAAGATGGACTTTTCACTGACCGCCTTCACAGTGATGTGTCTGGGCTGGTATCGACTGGTCTTCTTGATAGCACCAAGAATGTAAATCAATACAATCAAACCAAAGATGGACATAACGGCATTTCGGTTGGCTTTGTTGAGGGTAAACATTTATAATGTATACATATAATTTTTTTTAAAGTGCGTTAAAGGTAATTGAATAGTTTCCTTATAAAGAGTAGATGGACGAAGAAATAGTCATTGATCGTGGAAATACTACTGTGATGAAATTAGACGCCGACGAACAGGCGCTGATGGATGAGATTGAAATATCAACACCACGCCCAAAACCCGTGCCCCGACCCGTGCAACAAAGTCACAGACCACGTCCTCCTGTGCACCAAGAAGCTATGGATGCTTTTGTAAATCCAAACAAACAAACTGCCCCCAGTCAGCCCCAACAGGAACAGGAAATTGATTACGGTGATGACGACGACGAACCAATGTTTTTTGATGATGAGGGACCAGGCCCCCAAGAGGAGATGCCCTCCAAGGGGTACTCGTCTATTGATGAAGAAAAGGCGGACCTCATTAATAAATTGGGACGCCTTGAGAAGAAGGGGTTTGCGGTGAACAAGAGACTCACGGCGTACTCCAATGTTGAAGAATTGAGAACTGAGGTCAAGCGTATCACCTATAGCATCGATGTCGAACAATCGATACGATTTTCAAGACGAATGTTGGTGGCCTGTGTGACTGGCCTTGAGTTCCTTAACAAACGCTACAATCCATTTGAGATTCAACTTGAGGGTTGGTCTGAGTCTGTGATGGAGAATGTGGATGACTACGACGGCGTCTTTGAGGAACTCTACGTCAAGTACCGCTCGAAGGTCAATGTGGCACCAGAAGTCAAGCTCATTATGATGTTGGGTGGTTCAGCGATGATGTTCCACTTGACCAACAGTATGTTCAAATCTGTGATGCCCAATATGAATGATGTACTCAAGCAAAACCCAGACCTCGTGAACAATATGATGCAAGCGATGCAGAATACGACACGTGCGCCATCTGGTCCAGCGGATACAGCCCCTGTGGGAGGCACGGGTCAGTATGAGATGCAGGGACCTGGGATTGATATCTCAAGCCTTATGGGTGGTGTGATGATGCCCCCACCACCCCCAATGAACACCACACCACGAATGGCGGTGGAGGAGGATGACGATGATATTTCAGACATCGTGTCCATCTCAGGTGAATCGACGGGTGGTGAAGTCAAGGAGGTGAATGTCGATGCCTCGAAGTCCAAGCGTGGTCGCAAGAAGAAGAAGACAGAAATTAATCTCTAAGTACAATATAAATGATAGGTTATTGTCCTCTGGAGGAACTGGAACCTCCTGTAAGACAACAGGTTCCAGTCGGTGCTCCAAAGACTGAGACCGAGACCAAACCACCAATGGGTCTCGAAGAAACTGAATGTAATTACGTCGTGATGGCTTTCATTGTCGGCGTTCTCTTCCTAGCCGTCTCTGATTCCATCAGGGCGTAAGTGTTTACTCTAATTCTACCTTTGGGTTTTCCCCGAGAGGTAAAGTTATCTAATATGTGAATGTTGAGCGTATGATAGTACCACTCTTTATAGATTCAAGTCCACCACCATTTGAGGTCATTACATCAACGACGAGGTCATATTTGTATGTTCGTGTACCACCCGTATCATATGGTGAAATGGTGACGGTTGTTTCTGTTGTGGTGACTGTGGGACTCCAAGGGTAAAAGTTTGACCCACCAAATATACTCTTCGTACCAACAGCGATGGGTACAGTGGATAAGGACCCGTCATCTGTACCCCCTTGAACATCAAGAATCATTGTACTTGAATCCACAACTGTGGCGCCATCTGTACGCCTTAAAATACCAAAAATCTTAGCATAAAATGACGGTTGTCTAAATGTAAATGTTATAGTTTTGTCGTTGAATCCCGTGATAGTGACTGCGTTTGAATATTTTTTACACGCCACCTGGTCAGAGTTTGTAATAATACCACCATTCACGTGAAGAGATGTATTTGCCGTCTCACCACCGAGACCAATAGCGACCTGGTCACCCAAATCAATAGCGCCATCGACGGTCAAATCCCCCGTGATTTCGAGATCACCTTGAACAAATGTTGTACTGGACTGTGGTTGAATATAGACATTACCAGTTGTACTCGACATAATGTTAGACGTCCCCCCAGTTGTTTTGAGTTCTATGAGCACATTACTTGTGGAATGTTCAATTCTTGGAGTCCCGTTATAGAGGTGAAATCGTGTCGCGGGTGTCGCTGTGCCTATACCCACATTACTCGTGTGAATCATATGAATACAATTCGTCATCGTACTGTTATTCGACACACCCATCACGAGACCTGTCGTACTATTCGTGGAATTACTGAACCCTCGAATGTATCCACCTTCTCCATCATTGGTATATATGAGCATACCGGTCTCTTTGTTGGTCCCAGGGCTCTCAAGTTTTAGAAGATTCACACTATCCGTGGATGCACTGTATATGTGTACATTTGCTCCCACAGTTGAAGTACCAATACCTAAATTACCTATAGAATCAAAACGCGCAAATTCAAAATCATCATCACCAGTAACCTCGTGTACAAATGTAAGTGGACGTCGTGATGTACCATTGAGAAGATTTCTAATTTTATTAATAGAATCTAAACCCTCCGTCGTTGAAAGTGCAAAACCAGACAACTTAAACGCACCCCCGGCGCCAAACTCAATATCACCATTCACGACCAATTTGGTATTTGCACCTTTACCAGTTGCATCGGACCGCTGTCCACCGACAACGACTATACCGATATCCGTAATAACAAGTGGTTTATCTATTTCAGCATCTTTTGCGGTAAGAATGGTTCCAAAATCTTCACCTGAACTTGTGTATGTTTGGAATACGTGTTCTGCCGCGATGTGTCGGATTCTATCTGGACCCTGGTCGACCGATGACGCATCATTACCCTTAAAGAGTAATAGTTCATTTTTTGTATATTCAGAGTCATATCGGCGCTCTTCGATGTGTGTATTCCCAAAGTCGTCTCCACTGAGACCAAAAAATGAAAGTTTATTTCCGATGACTACATTCCCCAAAACTTCGAGTTTGGCCCGAGGAATATCTGTACCTAAACCCACATTACGTGTTACATTATCTATGAATAAACCAACACTTCCAGAATCATATACTCTATATGGACTTTGTGTAATTCTATAATCACCATCACCCGTAACACCGGTCGACCAACCTGCGACGGGTATATCTCCATCAGCTTGAATATAGGATGTAAATGCATTCCCAAGATTTACATCCGTTTGCATCGATATGATAGCATCACCTCCCACGTGATTATGCACAAGAAGACCATTCTCTTGAGGATTCGCAATACCCGTCGAGTACACCTCTAAATGTGCAGCTGGTTGGGTTGTACCAATACCCACACGACCATCACTTTTTAAAGACATCACATACCTTTCATCTGTGTACGTTTCATCGGCGAGGTATATATCAAGCTTGGACTTGGACTTTCCAGATGCTATATCGTGTTTAGACATTTTGAATGTCGCTCGAACACCATCACGAAATTCATTACCATCCCCTGTAAGATGTAACACAGTCAGGGAATCTGTAGTACTTACAATTGGATTTGTATTCGTCACAACGAGAGGTGAACCCAAATGATTAAATCCATTACTGTACGTCACTGGGGTATTGATGAACACAGTTCCACCGGACGTGTGAAGACGCCCCACCGGTGTAGATGTCCCAATGCCCACATTACTTGATTCTAGAATGGTCATCTTTGGTGTACCCATTGTGGCTGTTCTACTCGCGTAAAAATTGAGACCTTTACCCGGGGCCACAATGTTTTCAATTCTATTTTCACCACCTGCGGTACTCGACAATACACGCATCGATGTATTTCCGGTTGAACCCCAAATATTACCATATACAGATGCGTTGCTTCCAATCACATAGATATTACCCGCAACTGTAAGTTTTTCCGTTGGACTTGTATTTGATATACCAACATTACCACCAGATGCAATGCGCATTCTCTCCACATTTTTGGTCTTAAATCGAATATTTTGGTGCGTATTGGATGTACTCGCCCCATAGACTTCTATACTGCTCACATTTGATGTCGTGGGTCCAGATTTGAGTGTAAGTACATTAGACGTACTGTCTCCACCAAATCTATCACCGTGAATTGTAATGTTTGAACTTGAAAAGACCAAATCCGTCACAAGACTTGTTGTCGCGGTGTTCCCCACAACCGTCAACGTATTTGCCGTGCTCAGATTTGCAAATATTTTGGACCCTATGGAGAGTGTATCCGTTGGGGATGTATTCGCGATACCCGACGGTGCGGTACCAGTGGTACGTAAACCATTCATTTGAACATTACTACTAATCACAACTGGATTTACAGATAAAGGTTCCAAAGAGAGTAAGTTTCCAACGGTGATACCACCCGACCCAACCGCGAGTTTGTTCACGTAGACATTACCAGTGGTATGCATCACATTTGAGCCAGTATCGTCAAAATATACATTTGAACCTAAAGCCAATGTGTGATTTGGAGATGTATTTGCTATACCTACACGACCCTCGGTATACAATTCACCATACACGTGAAGGTTCATTGTATTCGAGGTATCGACTGTAAATGTTTGGGTCTCAGGTCCACCGAATGTTCTTCCCAAGACAAATTCATTATCTGCGTGAATATAGCCAGCAATGATATTTGAACGTGATGGGTCATCCACCATAAGTACACCAGTGTCGTATAATCCATCATTACCCGTACCCATCTGAATAACGGCATTTGATACCACAAGATTATTCACAGCTGTATATGTTATACCTTGTGTTACAGACAAGTTACCATATATATTCATACCCCCATAAATCTGGAGAAACCCACCATCCACAACAACATTTCCGTTTCTAAATACCGCCACATTACTTCCACTTACAGCCTCTGAACCAACGACGAGATGTTTACCCACGTGTACATTCGTGGAGTATGTATTTCCAGTCACACTCAAGATATTTGAAGCTGTGGCGTTTGCTGTAAGCCTTGACCCAACCCTAAATACATTTGACGTGTGTAAGTTTCTTGAAAATGTATTTCCATTCACGGTCACCAAACTTTCAGCATCTGGATTTGTATCGACAATGAACCTGTCCTCTCCAGATGTTCGAATTTCAAGTGTTCGCGTTGGATTTGTCGTACCAATACCAATCTTATCATCTGCAAAAAGACGCGCCGTTCGGATACTCTTCTTTACATCTAAAATGATTTCCTCACCATTCGTGATGAACAAATCTGTACCTACAGATACATTTGTTGTCGGATTCGTATTCGCGATACCTAAACGATTCACAACAAGTTCGTCTGCCTCAATCTCAGAAGTAATAATACTTCTGACACTGGTGAGAACATCCTGTTCTAATGGGTCTGCGTCGAGTGAAGACACATAAATTTGGTCAAAACGTACGGTCCGTCCCATTTATATTAGTTACCGAATAAAATTCCAGCTAAACCATCACGGATTCGGAGTACATTATAATTGACCGCGTACACATAAAGGGGTTGATCGGCTGGTCTGAGTGAACCCTTTTCACACCCACGAAGTATGAGCTTGGCGTTATCTAAGCGACTAAAGTTACACGTCCCGGATGGGTTATAACCTGACGCTTTCGCACAGAAGTGGTACGCAAAAAATCGTGTATAGAAAATGACGTCTGTGGGGTACTGGTATTCAATAACACCGTGTTCGGCATTGTAATAGTTTTGTACAACGTGAAAGTACAATGGAGACATATTCTCTAATAAGGGTGTCCCATTGAGATGTATATCTGCATTTTTAAACGTAAAACGGTCATTTGGGGCATCATCTGTTGTTGTTCCAAATCCAAAAAATAATGACTTGACTGGATGATTAAATATAGACAAATCTACATCATTCTGTCCACCAGATTCAATTTTATTATCTGATACCGTGTTTAAAGGAAATTCGGCGCGTTGTACTTGGGTGATAACAAAATCCATATGACGCTTGGCCATAGATTCTCGCTCATCCGTGTCCAAATAAATATAGTTACCATACACTTTTATGTGTTTATCGGCGTCCAATATTCCTTCAAATTGGGTGAGGTCAAAATTAATCTTTATTTCAACTTGGTGGTGCTGAAGAGACACGAGAGGTAGGAATCCCCCGTGGTCACAAAAAAAGAAATGGAAGGGAAGAAATCCCGGTGCACCACCCGGGTTGTGTTTATTTGTAAAGTTCAAAGATTTTGTGTTTGTATCCGCGAGGTAATTTGGCCATATTTCGCTATAATAATCATAGTGTTGTGAATCAACTTTTTGACCCCCAATATAAAGGTCAACGGTGGAATTGTAGAATAAGTTGGATGCGACCACATTACCTTCACACCACAGTCCATTTATAACATCACCCAAAACAGGAATAGTAATGTGTGGGTCTTTATCACTAATAGTTTTGATAAACTTGGGGGCTTGGGAAAAATTCGTATGCCGAGTAAACTTCATACGAAAGAAAGAATGTCCCTCATCACTATTCAAGTAAACATCCTGTACACCCTTTGAAACAAGTTGTATTAATGCACCAGACATATATGTATTATTCAGATTATAAAAATAGACACTTTCCCTGAGGGAAGTCTGGTTTTTCTTCGATATCCGGTTTGCCGTGTATCTTGAAACCACCTTGGCGATACACCTTCATTCTCTTGTAATACATAGCCGTAAAGATAGACCAGGGGTCGTGGACATCATAGATGTGGGGATTGTTCTTTTTTCCCTTGGTCTCTCGCATAATACGTCCAATACTTTGTACAATATCAGACTTTGGGGACGCCAGAATAACTGTATCCAGAGTTGGTATATCGAGGCCTTCGTGGGCTTGACTGAACGTCGCAAATATGATTTTCTTTTGGGAAGACGCCTGGAGGTCTGCCTCCTTCATACCACCCATATAGAGGCCCGAGCTCTTTGGGAAACACTGGTGAAGCATCTCACAATGTAACCTCCGGTCACTGAGTACGAGGAGTTGTCGTGTCCCCGCGGACGCTTTTTTGACCAGTTCCACAAGCATTTGGTTTCTCTTTCTGTCCTCGACAACCTCTGTGACCATATTGGGCATAGAGAGTTTCCCATTTCGCGTACACGGTGGGGCATTTCTATAGTTTTGGGACTCGTACACAATTGGAAACACCTCCACCTGTTCCTGGTTTTTCCTCTCCACTGCAAAGAATGTTGGACCCATAAACCAATGCAACACCTTCGTGAGACCATCCTTTCGCTCGGGAGTTGCCGAGAGACCAAAGATATGCTTGGGACACATCTTGAACAGGGACTGGGAGAACACTTTTGCACATATGTGGTGCGCCTCATCGACAATGAGTGTACCTATCGAGTCGAAATCACTGAATGAATATTCCTTGAGAGAGAGCGACTGGAGCATCGCAATCACAAAGTCACACTCCACCTCCTTTTTGTCCTGTTGAACAACACCAATCGTGGCGCCTGGACAAAACTGTTGGATACGCTCCTTCCACTGGTCCGCCAAGAACTGCTTGTGGACAACAATCATTGTACGGTATCCCAACTTACACGCTATCGCCAAGGATACGGTGGTCTTCCCATACCCGCATGGGAGTGAGAGAACTCCATGACCTGCTTTAAGAGCAGCGGCAAGAGCTTCATTTTGATGGGTTGTGTCTCTGAGGGTACCGGCAAATTTGGTTTTGATTCGCGTGGGTTCAGGGCGTCTATCCTGCTTGGGTTCCCCAAGTTTAGCAACTCCGTAGAATCTTGGAACGCAGACTCCATTCTTAGTTGCTCTAAAAACTTTAAAAGGTGGTGGGGGAAATCCATAGTCTCCATTGACGATAGGTCTTACTGTAAGTTCTTTTTTAATGTCCTGAAGTGGTCCTTCCGTGACGAGATATCCCGTTCTCGTCAACATATACTATATTAAAGAGTTGAAACTTTATATGACTATACAATGCCTTCCGCCAACGTTGAAGAAAATATTAATAAGATTGAACACGCCATTGAGGAATTGACCCAAGAGGTCTTCCGTCTCCAAGGTTCCCTCCGTGTGTTCAAGGGCTTCAAGGAAGCTGGTTTAGTGGATGTTGAGATTCCAGAGCGCCCTCAAGAGCCAGAGGCCGAGCCAGAGGCTGAGCCAGAGGCCGAGCCAGAGGCCGAGCCAGAAGCGGAGACTGACGAGAGCACCCAAGAATAACCACTATATTCACCAACATTCCAAACACCCTTGAATTCAATTACGACTTCAACTTCATCATCTTTTATAAGAGACTGCACGGGTTGTCCACGGACTTCGCACATCACTCTCCTATAACGGAATGGAACCTTCACTGTGAGAACTCGGCCATCGAGGGGGTTATCAACTCGCGTGTGTTGCACGAGACGCGCCTTGTTTATATGCATCCTATCTACGATTTGGGCACACTTTTCAGGAATGACCAAACGAATATACTTTTTGTCGTTGTGGTCATACATGGGTGTATGGATTCGGGCTAGAAACTTCATTGATTTCTGTTACGATACATTAGAATTAAAACTATAAGCACTGTAATCAAAATTGATAAAACCTGGGTAAGAAGGAGAGGATGAAGAGGTGGACGTGTCCCAAATGTGAGATGACTCAAAGTTCTTGATACCTCCACAGCCGCCTCAATACTTGAGTATGGTGTGTGTCTCGGAGACATCATACCACACATCGCAACAGTGGGGCACTTCCCAAAGAATGGAAGTTGTCCGTGAAGACTGAGAACCCCCGAGGACTGTGAGAACGTCCACCGTTCCCCATTCCAATCCGCACCCCAACCAATGCGTACACGTGTGGGTTTTTGGGGGAGTTCTAATTGTTTCAATACCTCCATCTGTAGTAACTCCGGTTCAGATGTGAGTATCTCCTCCGTGAGGTCACATATCACACACGACACTGTTGTACCATCTGCGAGAACAACGGGTTGAAGATTCCACGGAGTGGAGGCTGCGATTTCGAGGTCATCCCCCAATTGTATGGGTTCCTCAAAGTCTAGGAGCACATTGATACACCCATATGTACTGTCTCGAACCTTCTTCTCCGCATCTAGGCCCCAATTGTCCCCCAAGAAGTTGAGGGCTGGACTATTGTCGAGGCACAAAAAGAGCATACCCTCGTCAATCGTACTTTCATCCGCGAACTCGGCGATGTATCCAGCGCCTTTGTACGTCACTGATTTCAATTCCTGTCCAAATACAAAATGAACACCAGAATTAATCAGACATTCCTCCATCGCGTCGCACATCACTTTTCCGGAACCCTTTTGGGTACACTGTTTTGAGAGTGCGACGTAATCAAAACTTTTTACAAACTCATACGCAGACATCACATTCCAAGGTACACCATCCATAATGAGGGGAAGATGTTCGAGAACAGCTTGACCACCTGGGGTCAATTCTCCAAGAGCTTCTTTGAGGGACACACTCTTGTACTTGTCTGGGTGTGCGAGAACTCTCACTGCGAGGGATGTGAGCGCGCCATAATCTTTGAGTTTGAGGGAGCGAAACATAAAACTATAGATATCCTTCTCGACGGGTTCGAAAATATCATCCCACTGGATACCCATCTCTGCAAAGAGGCTGTGAGTATTCACGAAAGCACGGTCAAATACGATACGGTGTGCGTGGAGGTCTCGTGTCTCTACATCTGGTTCCCACCATGATCCCCCACCTGAAAGCTTTCTGTCGTATATCGTGATGTCGTGATCACCTGCACGGAGTATCTCCCACGCGAGAGACATCCCAGTTGGTCCAGCACCAATGATATGAATCTTCATTCTACTAGTAGACCATATATTTTTTAGATCAATCCTGTCTCCTTGCGTTCTTCTGGAGTCTTGATAGCATACATAGCACCAATGAAAATAACCGTTGAGATGAGAGCATACTCGATGTCTTGTGTCGCACTGAATGCAATTAACATCAGTGAAAGGAAGCGGAAGGTCTTACTGTTGAAGAGAGCCTTGAGATTTTGTGGAATCTTAATAGCGTTACCTGAGAAGAGACCTTGGTACAAAATGATAAGAGTGAAGACGATGGGTTGCGCCTTGATAATCTGTTCAGTTGGAGTACTCACAGGTCCAAGGAAGTTTGAGAGCTTTGGCATTTATAGTAACCTAAGATATTAAAAATAAAAGATTTGTATATAGTAGGATGCTATGCGTCGCGAGTCACAGACCCACTCGGGTGGTACCAAACCAAAAGGTGAAGACCTGGAAGTTTGCCGCCAAATTTCTATGGAAGAACACATTTGTACAAAACAAATCTGAACTTGGTGCGTGGACACGGGACCAACTTCTTGACCTTGGCCCCACGTTTGTAAAATTAGGACAGATTGCCTCTACGAGAGCGGATCTCTATCCACCCGAGTTTACAAAACAACTGGAATCCTTGCAGGATAATGTACCACCAGTCAATATACAGGGTATTGTAAACTTAGACCACTTTGAGGCATTTGACGAGACCCCATTCAAGTCTGCGAGTATTGGACAAGTACACAAAGCGACTCTAAAGAATGGGAAACAGGTTATCGTCAAAGTCAAGAGACCAAACATATACGATATTATGAAGACAGATACAGATAATATCCGGGACATCGTTCGCTTCTTGGAGAAGGTTGGGGTGGACACAGGGAATAGTTCGGAGTTTGTACTGAATGAATCCATAGAGTACCTGTTGGGTGAAGCTGACTATCACCGAGAAATGGATAACGCCATTCGATTCAGAAAGAATATGAAAGATATCAAATGGATTAAAGTTCCCAAAGTGTACACTGAATTTTCAAATGATGATATGATTGTCATGGAGTATGTGGAATCTGAAA